GCGATATTGGAACGCACAGTACATGCAGAACCCAACATCGGAGGAAGGGGCACTTATTAAGCGAGAATGGTGGAATATATGGGAAGAAGAAGACCCACCACACTGTGAATTTACAATAATGACACTTGATGCGGCACAAGAAGCTAATAATAGGGCCGATTACAATGCATTAACTACATGGGGCGTATTTTTTAACGAAGAAACAAATAACTACGCTATAATATTACTTAACGCAATAAAAAAACGACTAGAGTTTCCAGAACTTAAGCAACTATGTATTGAAGAGTACACTGAGTGGGAACCCGATGCATTTATAGTAGAAAAAAAATCTAATGGTGCAGCGCTCTACCAAGAATTTAGAAGAATGGGTATTCCAGTGGGTGAATTCACTCCGGGGAAAGGCCAAGACAAGATAAGTCGGGTAAATGCTGTATCGGATTTGTTTAGCGGGGGTGTTGTATGGGCTCCCGATAGACGATGGGCAAAAGAAGTAATAGAAGAATGTAATGATTTTCCAAGTGGAGCTAATGATGACTTAGTTGATTCCACTACTTTGGCATTAGCTCGCTTTAGACAAGGCGGATTTATAAGATTGCCGAACGATGAAGAGGATGAACCAAAATTATTTAGAGGTCGTGGTCAGAAGAAACACTACACATTATAAGCAGAGGAAATTTTATGAAAGGCGTTAAACATTATACAAAAGACGGAAAAGAACATAAAGGTTCAACTCATAAGATGTCAGATGGTACATTACACACAAATAAAACACACACTAAAACATCAAAGAAATTAGTACATTTTAAAGAATTATCACAAGCAGCAAAAAAAAGAGCGAAGGGATAAAATTATGGCAGACGTAGATAAAGGATTATATGCAGCTCCAGTCGGAATAGACGAGATGGCTGAATCAGAAGAACCTATTGAAATAGAAATAGAAGATCCTGAAAGTGTAACTATTAATATTGGGGATACTGAAATAGTTATTGATGCAGATGCAATGGAAGACGAAGAGTTTAATAAAAACTTAGCTGAAGAATTAGATGAAAAGTACTTAACAGAATTGTCATCAGACCTGCTAGAAGATTTTAGTAATGACGTTAACTCTAGAAAAGATTGGTTAGAAACTTATGTTGATGGCTTAGAGCTATTAGGACTTAAGATAGAAGAAAGATCTGAACCATGGGAAGGTGCATGTGCTGTGTATCACCCTCTACTCTCCGAAGCATTAGTTAAATTCCAAGCAGAAACAATGATGGAAACTTTCCCTGCAGCAGGCCCGGTAAAAACATCTATTATAGGTAAAGAAACTCCAGAGTGTATTGAAGCATCTCACCGTGTTCAAGAAAACATGAACTATCAACTCATGGATAAAATGCCAGAGTATAGACCTGAGCATGAAAGAATGTTATGGGGTCTAGGATTAGCGGGTAATGCATTTAAAAAAGTTTATTATGACCCAGCATTAGAAAGACAAGTTTCTATATTTGTGCCAGCTGAAGATATGGTTGTACCATATGGTTCTTCTAATTTAGAAACAGCTCCACGCGTAACTCATGTTATGAGAAAGACCGAACAAGAAATTCACACTTTGCAACAAATGGGTTTTTATCGTGACATAGAACTGGGTGAGCCATCATATGACTTAGATGCGGTAGAAAAAAAGATTGCGGAGCAAATGGGTTTTGATGCGACTAATGATGATAGATACAAAATATTAGAAATGAATGTTAACCTGGACTTAGAAGGTTACGAAGATGAAGATAAAGAAGGTAAAACAGGAATAGCTATTCCATATGTAGTTACTATTGATAAAGGCACGCAAGAAATATTAGCTATACGTCGTAATTGGAAGCAAGATGATAAGTTAAAAAAACGTCGTGAGCATTTTGTTCATTATGGATACATTCCAGGATTTGGGTTCTATTGCTTTGGTCTAATACATTTAATTGGCGGCTTCGCTAAATCAGGAACTATGCTTCTTCGTCAGTTAGTTGATGCAGGTACACTATCAAACTTACCGGGCGGATTTAAAGCCAGAGGTTTACGAATTAAAGGTGATGACACACCAATTGGTCCCGGAGAGTTCCGCGATGTAGATGCTCCTTCTGGTTCAATTAGGGATAACATAATGATGTTGCCTTATAAAGAACCAAGTCAAGTGCTTGCAGCTTTAATGGATAAGATTGTTGAAGAAGGTAGACGCTTTGCTTCAGCTTCAGATATGAAAGTATCTGATATGTCAGCTAACTCTCCAGTAGGTTCTACTCTTGCAATATTAGAAAGAACATTAAAAGTAATGTCCGCAGTTAATGCTCGTATATATTACTCAATGAAAAAAGAGTTTTTATTGCTTAAAAATATTATTGCAGATTATACAGATCCCAATTATCAGTATGACCCTTCAACAGGAACACCTGGAGCTAAACAATCTGATTACAATAAAGTAAATCTTATTCCTGTAGCTGATCCCAATGCTGCAACTATGGCACAGAAGGTTGTACAGTATCAAGCAGTTATGCAAATGGCTCAACAAAATCCTGACATATATGATTTAAAAGAACTTAACCGTCAAATGTTAGAAGTGTTAGGTGTAAAAAATATTGGAAAACTTATTCCAACTGATGACGACATGACACCTACTGATCCAGTATCAGAAAATATGAATATATTAAATGGTAAACCAGTAGAAGCATTTATCTACCAAGACCACAAAGCTCATCTTGCAACACATATGGCTTTTAAGGGTGATCCACAAATTGCTGAAGTAGTAGGACAAAGTCCAAAAGCAGCAGTTATTGCATCAGCTCTTGATGCTCATTTAGCAGAACATTTAGCTTTTCAATATAGGCAACAGTTAGAAGAAACACTTGGGGTACCATTACCACCACCAAATGAATCATTACCAGAAGATGTGGAATTAGAAATATCTAGACTATCATCAAGAGCCGGACAACAACTATTAACTGCTCAAGAAAAAGCTGCACAAGAAAAAGCTGCACAACAACAAGCTCAAGATCCATTGATTCAAATGCAACAGCAAGAGTTACAAATTAAACAAGAAGAATCTCAAGCTAAGTCTCAAAAAATGCGAGACGATACACAACTTGATGTAGCTAAGTTAGAACTAGAAAAACAAAAACTAGAGTTAAATACAAAATTAAAAACTACAGAAATAGTTTCTAAAACTGAACTTGATGGAGCTCGACTCCAACTTGATGCAGCGATAGCAGAAGAAGAAACAGAGTATAAAACAAATGTTGCGGTAGCTGAAAACATGATAAGAGGCGCAGAGATAAGTCAAACTCAGGTAGAAAACCAAACTAAAACTGAGATAGATGCGGCTAAGTTTGAAGCCCAGCAATATGCAAAGGGTGTTGAAATGGGAATGAACCAAACAAACACAGCTGCGGACTTAAGTCTGCGGGAAGAAGAATCTAAGTCGCGCAATGCAACTAAGATAAAAGCAACAAAACTTAAGGATGAAACTAAACTAAATATAAAGGAATAAAAAATGGTCAAGGAAACGTTAATGCTTCTATCAACCCAGATAGAGGAAAGACGCAAAGAAATGTTAGAAAGTATGGGTAGGGGAACTGATAAATTTGAAGCTTATCAACATGCATGCGGAGAAGTTCGTGGGTATATGATGGTTCAATCTATGATTTCCGAAGCTCTTCGAGCTCATGAAAAAGGGGAAGAAAACTTTGACTCCACACCTACAGATAATGTAGTTACGCTGGAGAAAAAATAATGACTATCGCTACCCCAGACAAAAAAATAGTCTCTATATCTGGAGACCCAATTAAATCTAAAATTACTACAACCAAAGATGGCAAGAAAGTATCGGGTGATGAAGCTATTGCAAAACTAGCGACTCAACTACCTGATGTTAAAGGCTATCGACTTTTATGTATTGTTCCTGAAGCAGAGGAAACATATGAAGGTGGTATTGTAAAATCTGCTGATGTTAAGAAGATTGAAGAAGGAGCAACTGTATGTTTATTTGTAATGCAGTTAGGTGATTTAGCTTACAAAGATAAAGCTAGATTTCCAGAAGGCCCGTGGTGTAAAGAAGGAGACTTTGTTATTACCCGTGCTTACGCAGGTACTAGAATTAAAATTCACGGAAAAGAATTTCGTATTATAAATGACGATACTGTAGAAGCAGTGGTCGATGACCCTCGTGGCTACGAACGCGCTTAGAAAAACAGAACGTGTTTTAGAATACAACAGAGAATG